AATAGCCATTTTCTATATTCTCCTATTACACGCCAGTCGGGTTCATGTAGGAATGGCCACGGGCCATCACAACAGTCGCGTTCTGAGCGTTGGTATCGCCTGCTGTGTAAACAGCGGCGGGCATGTTCCACTTGACCAGAAGATCGGTGAAAGCATCACCAACCGCAGACTCAGGACCATCAACAAAGCCAACGATGCGAAGGGGCAGCGTTGCCGTTACGGCGGCGGAAGCAACATCAGCAGATGTTTCCGAGTTGCCAGTGTTCGTGTCACCGGAGAACGTGCTGAAGCCGATATTAAGGCCAAGCGATGCCTGTGCAACAGTATCGTCGGCCTGAATCTGCATCACCACATCCGGATCATCCACCACATACGCAAAAGCGTCAGTGGCGACCGTACCAGTGGGCCAACTCTGCCTGAAGATCTTATACTTCAGATTCGGGTCCGTGAAGGTGCAACCAACAAAAACACCAACAACGCCAGTCGTGGCAATGGTGGTGGTGCCAGTTTCTGCAACAACAACGCCAGAAGCGTTGATGGCAACAGGCTGGCCGTAGAAGATATTCGCGGCATACGCATTTGCAATCTTGATCAGACGGGTGGAGCCAGCATAGGGCTGACCGCCGATAAGATTAACAGGGCGCAGGCCATAGGGGGCTGCTGTAGAAGCCATGTTTTTTTACCTTGTTTAAAGCCGGGTTAACCCCGGCCCTTGCCAAATGTTACCCGCGTTGTGATCTCCGGCTTGGAGAGCGGCATACGCGGATCGTTTTCACGCATGAAGTTGTTTTCCACGGAGACCATCTGATTCTGGGCAGTCTGACGGTAGTAGGCGTCACGCTCAGTCATTGTTTCTTCCGGGGCCTTGCAGAGAAGAAGGCCACCAACCTCAATATTTTCCTTGAAATCCGAATTACGGTCACGCAACACAGTTATTTCAGGATGTTCCTCTGCCTTTACAGGCTCCCATCCCTGACGAAACTTGGACGAAACATTCGTGTTGTCCGAGCTATTCAGAGTGGAGGTGCGGACCCAGCGATAACGCCAGCCATCCTTCTTATCTGGTTCGGGAAGAACCGTGGGCGGAGCCCAAGACTTCTTGCGCGAAGTAGCTTCGCGATTATCGCTTTCGCGAGGTGTGCGCTTATCCATTCATGGACCTCAATTTTTCAGCAGCGTACTGCTCGATTGTCAATCCGAGGCGCTTAGCGATAGCAACTTCGGATGCCGATAGCTGGATTTTGCGTGGTGGGGTCGAATTTCTTTTTACTGGAGCGACCACTACACTCTTGTTCTGCTGAGTCGGCTTGCTATCGGCGTAATCCTCATCAGCAGCAATATGCGGGTAGCGCTTACGCACTTCCCTGTCGAGCGCATTCCAGTAATCTTCGGTACTGGGATCTATACGCTCAAAAACTACAAGTCGGTCATGGATGTGCCGCGCGTAATCGGTCATCTCGCGGTCACGACCAAACCAAGTGTTTTTCTTTGCCCATGCTACCGTCCGGGCATCCGGCTGCGGCGGCGGGGTTTGGGGCTGATACTGAGGTTCGGGTTCGAATTCCTCAATCTCAACAGGGCGGAAGCCCCTTACCTTGTCTGCCTCAATCGAGAGGCGCGCAAGATCCTTATGTGCATCAACCTGCTTATCGATATCCCCGAGTTCCATAGCCTCCCTGAGACGCCGCTTGGCAACCTCAAGTTCGCTCTCAACCCGGGTCTGCATCTGATCAGCGATAATCGACTGACCGGAATGCAGAGCCTTCTTCAGGTTGGCATTTTCAGCCATAACCTGCTTTGCATAGCCCGCAAGCGCAGACTGCTGGCGCTCAAGCTCCTCTTTCGCACGGCGTTCTTCGTGGTACTCGTACTTGAGCTTGCTTATGCGCTTCTTGACCTTATCGCTGTACTGAGATACCTCGTCTTCCTCTGGAAGATCGGGCTCACCAGCACGGCGGGGCCTATTTTTATCTTCAGGCGGAGTATCGTCTACGATCTCTACCTGAAGATCGGTTTCCGTGTCCGCAATCTTGTCGGACTCCGGGCCAACCGCTTCATTATCCATGTCGCTCATGCCCGCTCAATCCCTTCCGGATCGTTAAGGGTCGCCTCGACGCTATCGTCGTTGATCAGGCGGAACTCCTTGCCCCCTACCTTGAATCGTGTGCCGGAATAAGCACGGAACATGATCCAACTTCCCGGCTCACAATAAGGGCCTTCGGGGAAACGGTCGGGGTCTGAATAGCAATCAGGCCCCATGCTGAGGACCTGACCAACAATGCTGGCCGTCTCCTCCTTGGTTTTCAGAACATCCGGTCGGATGATCCCGCCCTTGGTCTTTTCCTCGACCTCCGGCACTGCAATAAGAATCCTATAGCCTGTGGGGCGAGGAAGCTTATTAAGGATTTCTTTCGAAACCTTGATCTCAGAGTACATGCGTATTCCTACGTTGTTGCGCCCTTCGGCGATGGCCACCTTTATGGTGTAAGCCCATAATATATCAAAGAATACTCAAACCCAAAATCAGTCTTCGTCTTTGTTTTTCTTTTCAAGATCAAGTATTTCCCTCTCAGCCATAGCAAGACCAGCAATAACGCCAGTCATATACTTATACTGATGGAAGTCTTGAGCCCCGCCAAGGGCAAGATCATCTGCAAAATCGTTCATCATTTGGCGGATCTTCCCTTTCAATACAAAGAATTCGCTCAATTACCTGCCTCCGGTTCGTGCATTTGAAGAGAGCGTCTGACCGACCACTTTAGCCGTTTCCAAGAGGATCTTGTCCTCTTTGTACTTGGCGTCTGTTTCGGCTTGCTTTTCCTTGACCTTGACCGCTTCGTCCTTGATACGAAGCTCTTCACGCTGCATGACTGTGAGCGGGTCATTTTCCTCCTGCTGTTGCTTCGCGGCCTTGGACTCTTCGTTGTGCTGCTGGAGAAGTCGTTCTCGACATCCGGCGGAAGCTTCTCACCAATCTGGGGAAGGCTCACACCAAGCTTGAGTTCAATCTGACGCCTATAAGAGTAGGCAAAATGCTCAGCAAGGTGCTGCTGCATGGCCCCGACGAAGGCCTGAGCATTCGGGCTCTGCGACACAAACTGCTGGTAGATCGGGTCCTGCATAAACGCGGTATGAACCTTGATATGGGCATCATGGTCCTGTTCAAGGAACACCGTTATTGGCTTGCCAGACATAACCATCTGGTTTTCGGTCACGGGGTCCATAGAAACCGCCTGTGCCTGACCTTGGATGATCAGATCCACGTTCTGCACGTTTAAAGCATGGAGCATCTGCCTATGGAGAAGTTCCATATTATACATGCCCGGAGGCGCGTTCTGAGCAAGCTGCATCGCCGCCTGATACTGCATGACCTTCTGGGCCATTGTGGAGGCGTTCGGGTCCGACACAGGAATGATATCAACCGGGTCGCCAAAGTCTTGAACCCGGTTTACAGGAGTGTTCTGGTCATCTGAAGCGACATACTCGTACTCGGGACCCATATACTCCTTCACAACCTCAGCAATAAGTTTAAACTCTTTGCCAAGTGAGTCGTGAACGCGAGCCTGCACGGCAGACATCACCTTCATGGACCGCTCAAGGAGGGCTAGGGTGGTGCCGACAGGAGCTTCGGGGTTTGAATCCCCGATATCCATCTCAGCAATGGAGCCAATTCTACGGCCTTCGTCAACAAGGTTTCCGAGAAGCTGGTAAAGAACGCTCGAAGGTTCTTTGTAGGGGAGGAAGGTGATCGAGTCCCGGATATTGCCAGAAGCAACGTCTACGTCCCGGAATTCTCCCGGCATGATCGGGTTGTCATCTCCTTTGATCCGGAGTCCGCGTGCCTTAAGTCCTCCCGGTAGGTTTGACAGAGTGCCAGCATCAACAAGTTGGCGGAGGATTGAAGTGGCGCTTTTAGCGATTCCCCCAATAAGGTGAATGAGCCCAGTGCCGTAGAAACCGAGGCCCGGAAGGTACTGATAATGGACAAAATATTGCCTCTTCTCAAATGCGGGGTCTCCTTCCCGCCAGTTACGGCGGATTGCGAGAACTTCGCGGCTGGATTTTTCGATAGTAACAACATAGGGGAGTTCGATACCATCGGGGTTTTCAAAACCCGGGAGATCAAGATCAACACACATCTCAAGGATTGTGTGCCGGGTGTCGTCTGTGAAAGATGGGGTCTCGCCCTTTACCTTGTCATACTTCTTTTGAAGGCTAGAGTAGTCTGGAGAAGGAACGGGAATATCAATGTCCCGGTAAAAACCACTAACCTGTAGCTTCCGAAGTTCATTCGGATAAGTTCGCGTTACATGGGTGTAGCGCGGGCAAGCGGCGAGATCTGTAGTGCCGTAGGCAACAACGAAGTCCTCAGCAGGCACAAAAACTGCTGCGGGGCGGTCGTTGATTGTGTTGTAGTAGACTTTGCGGAAGGCGGAACCAGCAAGCGGGAGGCGGAACAGAAGCTGCTCAGTCTCGGACCTGTAGTCGGTCATCTTCTCCGTGACGATGAAATTCATCTCTTCCTGAACGCGGTGGGCCTGCTTCAGGAGTTCTTCATTCGACTTCCCAACAATCTTAGTCCGGACGGGGCCTTGAGAGGGGAAAACCTCCATAATAGTTTGGGCTTGGAACCGGATAACGGCCTCAGTGAGGACGGGATGATACACACCACAGGCACCCGGCCAAGGCATTGTGCGCTCTTCAATCTTCAAACCAAGGAGATCCAGACCCTGAATATAGGCCTTTTCCCAGTCTGCCCGGGTGTCTAAATCGTCTTCGAAGCTTGAAATAAGATCGCCAGCAATTGCGTCGAGATCGGAGTCATCCATGATCTCAGCGAGATTCGCTGCGTGATCTTCGGGAGGCTGAATCTCAGGCGAAACACCTCCAAAATCCACAGTAACGCCGCCATCCTCCATAGGAGTGATGTTCGGGCCGAGATTTTCTTCAGGAATCTCAACATTGATCGGAGGCGTTTCCGGAGAAATCGGGATATAGGGCTCAGCCATCTTTTTCTTTCTCAATTTGCTCTATTGTATCAGTAATAGGGTTCTTTGCGGAATTTCGGGGTTTCAATAATATCATCTTCGTCGGTGGGTATGGCAAAGCCACCCTGCCTGAACCGCATAAGGGCCATTGTAACGGCGTCCACGAAGTCATCATGGTCTCCAGACGGAAACGCCGCACATTCCTCCACCACATCAATCGCAAATTGCTCATCCGGAGCCCACACAACCCCAGATGCAAATATGTCTGTGATGCTGTTTACACGAACGATCTTGTCTCCGGTAGCCCGAGTCGGGGTGAATTCCTGCACAGGTATACCAGCATTGCGGAGTTCTGCAATCAGAGGTGCTCCGGATGCCTTCTTTTCGACAATAAACATGTCCGGTTGCCAATCTTTGTAATACTGTACTGTTGTGGCCTTAAGTTCCGGGAATTCCAGTTTATCTTTCCAAGCATCAAGCAAGATAAGATTAGGAATGGGTTTCCCCACTGAGTTTGGATGGTCAAAAACCCCGAAACACACACATGCGGAGTAGTCTGAGCGCTCTGTTTTGGAGAACGCAGTGTCCATAGCCACAATCACGGCACTACAACTTGGGGCTTTATCTGCCTCCCAGATGTTCCACCAATCTCTCTTGATCAGAGCGCCTTCCTCAGAGGTGGGATCTTGCTGGTATTGTGCCGCCCACTTGGAGATCGGGAGTTCGATTTTAAGCTTCTGAAGCTCGTCTATGGACCAAAATTCAGGCCAGAGAGGGTCTCCAGAAGGCATGATTGCCGGGAGTTCGATAACCTCCCACTCGCTTGAGCCCTCCTTCTTCACTGAGGCATCGATAATCTGCCCTGTGAGATCTCTTTTGGCCCAGCGGGTCATGACAATCACAATGGCCCCACCCGGCTGTAGGCGCTGGCGGGGGCCAGAACTATACCACTCAAACACCTTATCATAGACCGACACATCGAACTGGCCCATCATGGCTTCCTGTTCGGAGTGGGGGTCATCGATAATCAGAAGATCGGCACCCTTACCCGTCACGGCACCGCCCACACCGATAGCGAAGTATTCACCACCCTTATTGGTTGACCACCTGCCTGCGGCCTTCGAGTCGGACTGGAGCCCAACGCCACCAAACATCTTTTGATAATCATCAGAGCCGACGAGATTTCTCACCTTCCGACCGAATCCGACCGCAAGCTCTGCTGTATGGGCAGTTTGGATGATCTTCTTGTTTGGGTATTTCCCAAGGAACCAAGCTGGCAGGAGGTATGAGGCAAACTCAGACTTGGTGTGGCGGGGTGGCATATTGATGATGAGCCGCTTAAGCTCACCTCTGGCCACCCGCTCGAAGGCTTCTGCCATGATTTTGTGGTGCCGCCCCGATATAAAACCGGGCCACATGAGCTTTACGAAGTCAAGATAGTTGTCTTGAGCGGCTTCCCGCTGCTTTGCCTCATCCAACAAGCGAAGAAGCCGGAGGATTTCCGGCTTCTCGTTTTCGGGGATTTTTTCAATCAATTCGGCGTAATTCATACGCCAATTATATGGTGCCCGTTGAGAGAATCGAACTCCCAACCTCGGATTACAAAACCGATGTTATGCCACTTAACTAAACGGGCCCTTTATAATCGAAGATATCATCGATTATCTTGATGTTGTCAAGATATAGGTGCTTTTTGCTCTCGAAGTGGTTTCTGTGGTAGATAACGGTGCTGTGGTGGCGTCCGATTTTCTTGCCAATCTCTGCAACCGTTACGTTTGGATTGTATCTTACCGCAGACCACACATAATGAACGTAGGCCGGAAAGGTTTTTGTGCGGGGTCCTTCGCCTTCCAATTCCCTTTTTGAAATCCCGTAGAGATCAGCGATAGCATCATGAAGCTTCTCGAACTCATCCGGCATCTTCTTTAGGGCTTCAATGCGCTTGTCAACAGTTTTCACCTTGCCAATATACGGCACATAGATAGGCGTGGGCTTTGGTGCTGGCTTGGCAAACTTTCTCTGGACCCTCCTTATCTCTGCCATGTATCCAGTGTTGGCGTCTTCATACTTCGTGGTTTTTTCCCAGAAGAACTGCCCATCAAGAGCAGCGGCCATTTCTTCCTCAAGATTTCTTTTCACTGATCTTCCTCAAAGCATCGACAAGATGACCAACAGATCCTTGGAACCCATAAGTGCCGTAGTGGGTACATTGACTCCAAGGAAAGAGCCACACATCCCCACCGATCTCCCGCCACTTGTGGCAGAAATAATAGTCTTCTGAAAGATATCTGTTATCGACAATTGCCGTCCGGAAGTAGGCGTGCATCTCACGCTTTTCCCCGGAGATCTGCACCCTCGAATCATCAGAGACATAATAGTTTTCGGGGAACTTCTCTTTCATCTTGGCAAAAACAGAGCGGTGTATGAGCATCATGCCAGTGCCAGCCTCTGACACCTTGATGATCTTCCCCATCTTGGTGTCGGCGTTAAGCGGTGTGAAGACATACTCACCGACAAGCTTTTCGAGGGTTGCGGGGTCTTCAATCCCACTTTTCACAGCCTCGATAATGACTGGCCAGTTTACATGTTTCTTGGGATAAGGACCGCAGATCAGTTCCTTCTCAAAAGACATCATAGCCAATACATCTTCGGGGCGGAACTGGATATCGGCATCCACAAAAAGAAGATAATCAGCATCGCTCTTTGTGAGGTAGTCATAAACCAAGCCGTTGCGGGCGCGGTCGATCAGGCTTTCATTCATCATAAAGCAATGATGAAGCTGCATCCCGTTCGCGATCATTACTGATTGCAACTGCAAGACACTTGAGAAAAACAGGGTATTGCCCATGCCGCCATACATCGGGGTGGCGATCATCACCTTCTTCCCCCGAAGCTTCGAAATATCAACACGAAGTTCTGAATTAGACATCATTTATCCTTGTTATTGATACACCAGTGCCGTACTGGCCGTTCCAAGTCATGGGTGCCGGATGACCTTGGATCTTCCAGCCAACCATCCCTTGAGCCTTTGTCATGGCTTCTTGGATGGTG